ATTATTATCTTGCATAGCAAATTCCAAATCGCCTCCTTCAAATTCATCTGGATCACTTAAAGATAATGTTACAGATAATTTTCTTATTGTATTATTTTTATAAGGGTCGATCCAACTGTCATAATGCCAGCCATAAAACTGACCTTTTTTATACTTTGTAAACTGCATAGATTCATGACCTGTAATTGACAAATTCCAATTTGTAATTTTATTAGCTTCTTGTACAGCTGGAAAAACATGTCTCTGTATCCACCAATTATTTAAAAATGTAATATTTGAATTTCTATGTTTTTTTAAATCTTTAATTTTTTTTTTTGTTAAAGGTTTCTTTTCTCTACTAAAATTACCTGTTGTTCCTAATATATGTTTTTGTTCATTTCCATATTTAATAATTTTATTACAAATATGCACAGGAACTGCATTAGGTATAATACAAAAAGAGTTTTTGTTTAAAAACATTAATAAATTTTATTTAATTAGGTTCATATTTCTTTATGAAATATTTATAATTGAATTGTATATTAAAGTAAAGATAAAAAAAAAAATTTGATCTGAATCAATTACTCAACAATAAAACAACCACTTACTGTAAAGTTTGCAATAACTGAACCATCGGGTTGAGGGACAACTGTATTTGTTCCAGGTGTAACTGAAATTGTATAAGGATTAGCGTCTGGAACTCTTACAAAAACTCTACCGTCTGAACCAGCTCCTCCGGCAACACCAGTACACGCAGGTGCATCACCAGCACCTCCACCACCGCCTTTACCAGTATCTCCAGCAGCTCTATAATTTCCACCGCCACCTGTTCCTCCTGTTCCTGCGGAAGAAAAAACATTATAACCACTACCAGCGCCACCTCCAGCAAAAGCTGCACCATCATCTCCATAGAAAGGTTGACTTGGTCCAAAAGCAGGAGCTACGGGACTTCCCGGACCTCCACTGCCTCCGCCGCCAGCGCTAGTTCCAGAGCCTCCAGCAGAACCTGTAGTACCACTTGCACCTCCGCCTCCTCCGCCTGAGCCAGCATAACAGCCACTTCCGGACGAACCACCATCAGCACCTTCTGGGGGACTAAAACCACCTGCATTACCACTACCACCTGTACCTTGGTGTCCTGAACCTCCTCCGGATCCTCCAGCAGCAGTTCCTTGACCACCACCTGTAGCAGATAAACAATTAAATGTTGTATTTCCACCGTTGCAACCATCTCTTGGAGGTGCAGCTCCGCCAGCACCACCTGAGCCTATTACAACAGGCATTGAACCGACACCTGTATATTCAGCAGTTTGGCAAGTTAGAATTCTCATTCCTCCGCCACCACCGCCTCCATTCGCAGTACCACCAAATCCACGTCCACCGCCGCCACCAGCTAAAACTAAAATTGATAGTGCTGATAAAGGTTTAGGGGCTACTCCTCCTGAACCAAATCCTAAGACTTGATAACCGAATGATTTACCTCTTCTACCTTGATTATTTTTTGTGTTCTTACCTGATGTAAGTTTATTTTTTAAATCTCTCATATCTAAATTCCTTATGCGTCGTTAGCCGCGTCAGTAGTAAAGAATAATTTAATACCTAGAACTCTACATTCACCGGTAAATGTATCACTACCATCTGCTGCGTCTCTGTATAATTGAAAGTAAGTTTGCTCACCTGCTGCAGGAGAACCTGCAACTGTCATTGCACTAGTTTCACTTGTAATTTGTTGATCTTCAACTGTTCCGATTCCAGCATCAGTAACTTCTATTGCTGTTCCATATGCAACATCAATAGTGTCATTGTCTGCACAAGCCACTGCTTGTAAACCAAATATAGCATTACCTGTGTTAGTTGTACTTGGAGACCAGTAAACTTGATAAGTTAAAGTTCCTTCATTCCATGACTTAGGCATAGCTATTGTAAATTGTGTGTATTGTTTTGTACTAGCATCAAAATCAAATACTTTTAAATCTGGTCTTGTAGCTGTTGTTTCTACTTGTGCTGCATCTGCAGGGTTAGTAGTTGGTCCGTACATAGCTGCTGCTGGAACCCATATAGTTTCTTTTCCTGCAATTTTAATTGCTCCTGTAGCGTCACCGGCATCTACTGCTTTAGCAACTCCAGTTCCATTAGGAGCTATAGTTATATCTCCATTAGCAGCATCTGTAATTGTAATTGTACCTGAGTCAGTACCTGAATTTGTACTCATTACTAAGTCTGCAGCTCCACCTGTTGTTACTGTAAGTGCACCTGCTCCGTTTGAAGTTAATGTAGCAGCTGCTCCAGAGTCTCCAACTTTTACTGTATCACCTGCAAGAACCACATCTCCAGTTCCTTTTGGAGTTATATTAATATCAATATTTGTATCACCACCTGTAGATGAAAGAGTTGGTCCTGCACTTGTTGCAGCATTTGCGATTGTAAATTCATTTACTGCAGAACCTGTAGCTGTAAGTAAAGCTAATTCATTTCCATTTGTATCTAAAATAGAAGTACCAATTTTTGGTGAAGTTAAAGTTTTATTTGTTAAAGTTTGTGTTCCTGTAAGTGTTACATCACCAGCCGGTAAAGTATCTATATCTGGATTAGTTCCATCATTTGCAGTTGCAAATACAAGAGCATCACCTTTGTTTCCTGCTGCGAAAGTAAATGAATCACCACTTCCTGATGCGTATTTAAATTGTACTGTGTATGAACCAGATGTTGAATTTCTTAAAAAATAAAATGTTTGTACATCTAAAGGTATTGTAACAATTGCATTATCAGATAATGACCCAGTAAACTCAATCATTCTGTGAGATAAAGTTGCACCAGTTGATCCATCTGAAACAGATAATGCTACTGTCCCACCACTTGTTACTGCTTGTGTTGTGTATCCACCAGAAATTTGTTCTATAATTTGTAAATTAGTATTTGTTTTTGTTCCCCATGTACCAGCGTTTTCACCAGTTGCTTGAAGTTCTACCCCTAAAGGTGTGTATGTTGATGCCATAATTTTTTATCTCCTATGCGACGTCACTATAACTTGTATTTGATCCTGTTGCAACATTTGTATACGATGTATTTGATCCTGTGTCAATGTTAGAATATGCTTGAATTCCAAAGCCTGAAGCAGTACCAAAAGCAGCTACAGAAACAGTAGCTTCTACTCCTGATATACCTAAAACTAAATCTGCTACAGTTGTTGACCCTACACTAGCTGTAAATGATTGTCCTGTTAAACCTACAACTTGAGCTAATGGATCTATTGCTCCAACTGATGCCGTTATTGCTTGACCTGTTAAGTCTACAACAGGACTTGATCCAATACTAATACTACCAACATTTGAAGTTGCAGAAACTCCTGTTACTCCCACTACATCAGCAGGAGATAAAGAACCAACGCTTGAAGTAAAAGCTTGACTAGTTAAGCCAACAATTTCTTGTGTAGGATCTATAGACCCTACCGATGAAGTTGCAGAAACTCCTGTTAAACTAAATGTTGCACTAATTATATTTGTTATAGATCCAACACCAGATGTTGAAGAAACTCCTGTTAGTCCCATTACATCTGCTACTTCTAATGAGAATATACCCCATCCTTGACCTTCTCCCCATGAAGCCTCATTCCAAGCATTTGCAGAAATATTAGATTGTATTGCATCAGGTGCTGTTATTTCTACAGTTAATCCTGAAGCACCATAATTTTCAACTCCCCAACCATCTTGTCCCCAACCAACTGCTATTTGAGCATCAACTGAAACAGATCCAATAGATGAAGTTATAGCACCAGGTGATGTTAAACTAACTGATGCATCATTTAATTCACCCCACTCACCATGATTCCAAGTTTGTGCGCCCCAACCTAATGTAAAACTATCTTTGACACCCCAAAGATTTGAACTCCAACCAAATGCACCATAAGAATCTTCACTAATTGTATTTGCTTGTCCACCCATACCAGAGTGATTAGTACAATAATAATATAAAGTTGGTGCAGAAGCCGCTACTTCAATTTGTGTGTATGCGCCAGATGATCCTGGTGTTCCATTAGTTGTAACACCAGTTGTATACTCGCTTCCAGAATTATGTGTGCCATCGCTTGTAGTAGAAAATCTTAAAGGGTGACTGCCATTTGATGAATTTGATTGATCAAATTTAAATGTTCCACTTTCAGCTAAATTTAAAGTATCTTGTTGAACGCCATCAATAAAATATTTATTACCAGAGCCGGTGCTAACCACCGTTACTGTGTAAGTTCTAGTAACGGACATACGTCGTTACTCCTTTAGGCTAATCGTATGATTGCGTTACTTGCGTCTGCTGTAGGAAATTGAATTGTAAAAGTTCCACTTGTTACTGTTTTATCACCGCCGAAAGCGATAGCAGCAACAGCTTTATCTGATTGCGTATCATTGTATATTAACGCACCATTAGCTGTAAAAGAAGCAGAAGTATAACTTACATCTGCAAAATCACAAATTGCAGTTGTTCCAGACGTAGTTGGTGTAACGCTTGTTAATGTTGCACCACCTGCAGTGTATGCAGTTCCAGATGAATTTGTAATTTCGTTTGAAGTTGAATAAGCAGTCGTACCTGCACCTAAAGATGCATCACTTGTAAATAAAGCTATTTTAAAAGTATTTCCACTTGTTGCCGTAAAGTTGTGTGTACCAACTAAAATTTCTTGTTTGAAACTTGTACAAATTGCTGATGTTATTGCCATAATTTATCTCCTACGGGTTTGCTGATTTTATTGGTATTCGAATAGCGCCATCTGTGTAGTCGTCTCTTCGTCTTCTACCAACTTGCTCGTTAGCAAACTTCTGTACCTCTTGTTTATACTTATTTTCATATAGTGTCAACATATCTATTGGACCTTTTAAAAAACCATATGTTTCTGATAGACAGCAATATAAAAGACCATTTGGAAAGTTTAAACTTATATAATTACTTGTATTATCTGAAGCTAAAGTAGCTGGCATTTTATTATAGTGCACTCTAAATTTGTATGTCGTATCGGGAACTGGAGCGAGAAACATTCGTCCTGAAGTGGTATCTGTATTACCTGTTGCTCCTCCATACATAGAATAGTATTTAGGTTGACCTCTTTTTGAAGACTCCGTTGAAGATACATATTCTT